CATCGGTAACGGCTCTCAGTTGACCGGTATCGAACAATACGTTCTCCCTGGAAGTGCTCCTATTGACATCGCCGGTAATGTTATTGGTTCTTTCGCGAACGTTACTACGTTGATAGGCACCACGGGGAACGTAGGGAACGTCCGGATGGTGGGAGGAAACGTTGCGGTCAGTGGACAAATCAACGCTCTCGGAAACGTCGTAGCACCGTTCTTCGTTGGTAACGGTTCTCAACTCACCGGAATTGCGGCCGCTCTTCCAGGTGTCATAGCGGAAGATATTGTCGGAAATGTCATCGGCGCTTATGCGAATGTTACTGCCCTAATAGGCACCACCGGAAATGTCGGAAACATCCGGATGGTGGGTGGTAACGTGGAGATCAGCGGGCAAGTCAATGCTCTCGGAAACGTCGTGGCACCATTCTTCATCGGCAACGGATCTCTGTTGACGGGTATTTCATCGTCGTCGCCATTGACTGCTAGATATTTGTCTGCAGGGCGCACAACCAATCAAACTTCTGCGGGGGCTTGGGCTAACGTTAATATTATCCTGGATACTGTACGAGCAAGCAATGGTATCACATATAATACGAGCACTGGTGTTTTCACGCTAGAGGGTGGGGTTACGTATCGTATCACCGCGCAATTAAACTGGACTTCTGCCGCGGCGTATGATTTCACGTATAGACTAGTAAATAGCACTACTGGGGCTCAAATAGGACCAACGGCTGAAGGGATTTCTATGTCCAGTGCATCTTTTAACCCTAGCGGTCCAGTTCTGGATATTATACTAACTCCTTCGTCCACTACAGACTATCGTCTTAGAATGGCAACGACTACAACCGCAAACGCCGGTGAAACTTTGCGTGCTGACACTGGGACGTTTTTGACTATCGTCGGGCTAGGCAGTGGTTTTACATCTGGTCTTCCGTCGACTGGAAACATCGACATCGCCGGTAATGTTATAGGTTCTTATGCGAACGTTACCACATTGTTAGGCGCCACGGGGAACGTAGGAAACGTCCGGATGGTCGGTGGAAACGTTGCGATCAGTGGACAAGTCAATGCTCTCGGAAATGTCGTAGCACCGTTCTTCATCGGTAACGGTTCCCAGCTGACTGGTATAACTCCTCCTGCTAGATATTTGTCAGCGGGACGCTCTAATAATCAAACTATTAGTTCCGGGACCTGGTCTAACGTTAACGTCATTATGAATTCGGTATCAGAAAGTAGCGGTATCACATATAACTCCACCACGGGGGTGATTACACTGGAAGGCGGGGTCACATATCGCATTACGGCACAATTAGGATGGTCAGCATCTGTTGCGTATACTTATGGGTTCAGATTGGTCAATAGCACTACAGGAGTTCAGATTGGTCCAGAGGCAACAACAAGCGCACCACCGTCAACAGTTACTAATGGTCCGGGGCCACTTCTTGATATTATACTCACTCCTTCGACAACCACGGATTACCGTCTCAGAACGTCAACGTTTGTCACCGCCGCCGGTGCTGAACAGATACGGTCCGACTCGGGAACGTTCTTGAACATTGTTGGTTTGGGTAGCGGGTTTTCAACAGGGCTGCCAACCACCGGCAACATCGACATGAGGGGGAACATCATAGGCGCTTATGCGAACGTTGATATTTTATTGGCAAATTCGGCGACTATAACATCCGCGGCTAATGCGAATGTGCTGACAGTCGCGGGAACTACCACAAATACTGTCGGGTCTCTCATACAAGCCACCACTTTGCGAGGCAACGCTTCCACCTACTCGCTGTTGCGTTTAGATAATATAGGAGGGAGACTGTTGGACATCACTGGCAATGGCGAAATGTCATTGACTTCCGCAGTAGCCACCGCAGATATAATGAGTATTAGCACGAGAACTGGGGCGTTGGTGGGAAATGCACTGTCTATCGTAGTTCCGAAATCATCTAATACGGATTATTCCTTCATCAGCTGTAGAAACACGAACGGAACGTTGTTCAATGTCGATGGAAGAGGAATGCTCACTGCTCAGTGTACGGTGAACGGAAATGTAGTAAATGTCATATCTTCATCGGTGACGAACACCAATGATATGATACGAATTCAGTCAGCGTCTTCGGGGGCACAGTTCAATATGATTTCCGCTAAAAACTCCACCGGAAATGTGTTTAGAGTAAACGGGAACGGAGCGGTGTTTGGCGTTGGCGCGTATAATACGTCTGGTGCCGATTATGCGGAAATGTTCGAATGGGAAGATGGTAACGCATCTGGCGAAGACAGACGGGGGATGACGGTAGTGAAAGGAAACAACGGAGTTATACGCGTGACGAATGACCTAGATAATCCTGCTACGGTTTTCGGAGTGGTGTCAACGAACCCTAGTATTGTAGGAGATGCCAAATGGGACGAATGGAGTGGTCGTTACTTGAGAGACAGATTCGGCGCTAAATTGACCAACACGGTGTATTATATGGCCAATGTTTCGAATAAAAACGAAAGGGTGAGATGTGCTCCAACGGCTAGACCACGCAAAGGATATGAAAAGATTGTCAGTAGCGAATACATTGAGAATCCTGCATATGACCCCAACGTGGCATATGTTTCGCGGGAAGAACGTAAAGAATGGGCGATCATCGGACTCGTTGGAAAGCTGATGGTTCTTCCCGGTCAGGTCGTGAACCCGAACTGGATACTATTCAGGAACATCTCTCACCCCGATGGTGATGTCTTAGAATACATTGTAAAGTAATGTAATGAAAATGCGTTTTGTCGATACGAACAATTAATCGTATCGACAAACTTAACAAAGATGTTCGTGTAAATATTATCAATGGGATATATCTACATACTCACGTCGCCAAATGGAAAGTCGTATATTGGTCAGACGACTAAGACTATAGAAAAGCGTTTCATACAACATCAATACTCGAGCAGTAGGTGTTGGGCGATTTATAATGCAATTCAAATGTACGGATGGGACAACTTTGAAAAGGATTGGTACGAATGTCCGGACGAAGACTTGAACTTTGACGAAGAACTTCTCGTGAGAGAGATGGGAACGCTGTCTCCGGATGGTTATAATCTTAAGGAAGGTGGTGGTAGTAATGGTAAACATTGCGAGGAATCCAAGAAAAAGATGAGTGAAAATCGCAAAGGGGAGAAAAGTCATATGTATGGAAAAACTGGCGATAAACACAACTGCTTTGGAAAAAAGCATAGTGACGAAACGAAACAAAAGATGAGCGAAGCACAACGAGGTGAAAAAGGCACTATGTACGGGAAGATCGGTAAGAATCATCCTATGTATGGGAGGACTGGTGAGAATCATCCTAAGTCTAAGAAAGTGTATCAGTATGACCTACAAGGAAATTTTATCAGATCGTTTGGGTCTGGAAATGAAGCAGCGCGATATTTGAGGGAAATACATGGAAAGATCGTAACGAATGGTTCGGCCATAAATAACTGTGCTGCCGGTATTCCAGGGTATAAATCCGCATATGGGTTCAAATGGTCTCGTGTAATGATTGACTAAGCGTACAGGCTTTGATAACTTGTGAAATCAGGCACGAAATCTACCGGAAGGAGTTCTTCTACGCTTGCGACTCCGAGGGGTCCCTTGGTATCCGGAACGAAACTATTAAAAGAAGCGAATTTCTTGACCCATAGTTTGCTCTTGGGGTCCAAGACACACACAATGACCAGTTTCAGGGAGTAATTCTTGATCCGATCGTAGCAAATAATGGTCAGATCATAGTGAATATTTTTGGCAGCGTCAACTCCCTTCGCCGCATATTCCACGGATATGAAGTCCAAATTAGGCGTATCGGGTCCTTTCACGCGAGTCAGAACCATCTTGGCTATTCTCTCTACTTCAGAATCGTTATATGGTGCGGACTCGGGAAACGTCGTATTTGCAACGGAAACGGGTGCGCTCTTGTCAACAAAACGACTCAAGATCCTGTCGAATGAGGTCGCCGTGTCGGGTATGGGATCCGCGAATATATAGGTTTGGTCCACCGGGACTTGAGTGAAATCCATACCCTTGTTGGTCGGGATAGGTTCGATGAATTTACCAACAACTGTGAATTTCTCGGTCTGGCGATAGTATAAAAACGCGATCACAACCACGAGAAGTAAGATCGCAACACCTGTGAGGATATCCATTTAATATAAATAACATATTATTATTTTATTGTGAAATATATTGATGAAGAATTTCTTAATAAATTTTATCTGTGTAACATAAATGAATAAAACACTCGAGTATTACTTCGAAGATGGTTCCCACGTCGAGTTTAACAAGTACACAATTGATACAAATGGTATTGTAAGAAGTAAGAAAACCGATAAAATAATAACTCGCAAATCGGGGAAATACAATCGCGTTGGAATCAGAGACGACGATAGTAAACAACGATACATTCAGGTCGGAAGAGCGATTGCGTCTACATTTATCGGACGTCCGCCCACTCCGGATCATACTGTAGATCACAAAGATCGCGATCTCAACAATGACATGCTTGACAATATCCGTTGGCTCTGTGCAACAGGGCAATTCGAAGATCAGGATCGTCCGAAACCCAAGAAGCCCGCGTATGTCATCGTAAAGGATGGCGTGTGCATCATTGGTCGATACGATGATTAATTCAAAGTGGCAAAATACAATGCCTGGTCCAGCTCTCCTAACATCTCATCACGAATGTTGAGAAGCTCAGAGTTTTTGGATATGACCTTTTCTAAGTCTCCGCGAAGATAGTCTTGAGCCTGTTTCAGGAGCTTTATATATTTGGATTTTGACATGTTTTGGATGGGGACGTTACTTCCGATCTTCATCACGGGCCTAGAGAAAGCTCCCATGTATTTCTCCACAAAGCTGTCGATCAAATCGGAGAGTTTTTCCAATAACTTGTTCGTCGTCTTGTGGTTGGAATAAGAGTCCGTGGTCCAGTGATATAGTTTTATATTCAGTTGTAACTCAAAAAAGTATAGCACTATCTTTGCTCCTTTTGACGCGTTGTTATTATTGTTAGAAGACATATACTGAGACATAACATTATTTTAAATAAATATATTAGCAACCGATTTTTCCCTCAAATCGCGACAACATACTCCGCACTGATTTTCGTGCTTCTTCCAATGATGTGTGATGAGAAGTTCTCCAGAGTCCATCGGCATACAGAGAAACTCTATACCCGTTTACGGAGTATTGTTGAATAGCAGTGTCCACAGAATACATTCATATGTTGGCGATACGTCTTTTTAAGTTATTAAAAAATGTTTGTATATTGTATCATGCAGATCTTCGTTAAGACTCTTACGGGTAAGACGATCACGCTCGAAGTAGAGTCCAACGATACCATCGAAAACGTGAAGGCCAAGGTCCAGGACAAGGAAGGTATCCCACCTGACCAACAGCGCCTCATTTTTGCAGGAAAACAGTTAGAAGATGGGCGGACTCTTGGAGACTATAACATTCAAAAAGAAAGTACCATACATCTTGTCCTGAGATTACGTGGTGGTATTGTCATTTGATCCCGGCTATTGAAAAGTTTATATATATTTTGATCATTGTGTATTTACATAAAATAATTACACAATGTTCAAGCGCCTCCTCAGATCATGCTTCGCCGGTGAACCTAGTTCGGAAAGATACGCAGAAAAAATGATAATAGGCGGTGGATCTTTTAGTACCGTCGTGGTGGCCAACGACACCTTGATGGGGGAAAAGGTGGTGCTCAAAAAGGCCAAAAATACAGAGCAGAAACGCGAGATTTCTGCGGAATATACACTCCTCAGACGTCTCGATCACCCCAACATCATCAAGCCCAAGGATTATGATTCAGAAGGTCTGGGATTCGTGGTTTTGCCGTTTTATATGGAAGACGTGTATGATCGTATTGTGAAGAAAAGGCCTTCCGACGCCGAGATGAAGATGTTTGTCAAGAAGATAACATCCGCGATGGAGTACCTCCACTCTCAAGACATAGTCCACAGAGACATCAAACCCGATAATATCCTCATGAACAAGGACTACTCTTCGGTTGTCTTGACAGATTTTGGAATGGCCGTGCATGTCTCTACAAAATTCACGAACATATGTGGTACTTTGGCTTATATTGCACCAGAAGCGGAGGATGCTGCAAACAAAAGAAATTTCAACCATGGTATAGACTGGAAAAAATGCGACGTGTTCTCGCTCGGCGTTACTTTTTATACGGTTTTCGAATTCGATTTCTTGTTCTACATGCGAAAAGACGACAAAACAATATCTCCCAGTCAAAAATACATAGACCGTCAAATTGACTTGTCAAAATGCAGCGATGAACTGAAAGATTTACTCAAGAAAATGATATGCGTAGATCCCAAAGAACGTATTTCTATGGCCGACGTTGCGGCGCACTCTTATTTGCAGTGATTATTTTGATAAAATGTAATATCAAAACAATGTAAAATCGATATGTTTATTTAAAGAACAATTTCGGCTGAGCTATCATAACGGCAGCGGCAAAGCATACCAGACCGATACTCACATGGACATAATGTGGGAGGCATGAATTTGTGACCAGAGAAGCCACGGCGCAGTGTGCGGAATGGGGGAATAGACCCCAGAATAATGCATTTACGGCAAGGAATGCTACGATTATGTTCTTCATCATCGTGATATACTTAAATCAATATTATTTATTTCTTCGGCCAGTTGCACGAATTTGAAGAGGAATCCCAAACAAGCCCTGGCGGACAGTTCATTTTTACCCCGCCATTATAGAAGAATGATTCCCCGTCAACGCCTGTGACTCCTTGGCTAGGAGCAGGCTTGGGAGCAGGCTTGGGAGCAGGCTTGGGAGCAGGCTTGGGAGCAGGCTTGGGAGCAGGCTTGGGAGCAGGCTTGGGAGCGGGTTTGGGAGTGGGCTTGGGAGCGGGTTTTGGAGTGGGCTTGGGAGCGGGCTTGGGAGCGGGCTTGGGAGCGGGCTCAGGTTTAGGAGTAGGCTCAGGTTTAGGAGTGGGTTTACCGCCGCCTCCGTGAGTCAAATTTTCATACATAACTTTCATCAGAGACCTCGGGTGGTCAAAACCGTGATCGGCAGACGCTTCCCAGATCAGGATGCCTCCTAGATTATGATTGTGCACATAATCACATTTGAGTTTTACGGAGCGAGGCTCGTCATATGAATTCAACACACGTTTCTTGGGATCGTAGGAGTACGCTGCGTTTGCGACGGGATCCCACAATTCCGTAGAACCAGGGAGGGGTAGGAACTTGTAATCTACTGAGCCCGCGTCCCATGTCCGATCGGTCGACCCTCCCGTGTATGGTTTGCCAAGCCCGTCCGTACCGCTGAACCCTCTGGAGTAAAACGCAACTCCTATGAAAATCTTCTTGGGTTCTACTCCGAGTTTAAGCATCGCTTTTGCGGCGTCGTCTGTAGAATACGGTACGTATGGAGATTTTGTTAGGTTCGTGTGGTGTCCCGAAGCAGGACCTCCCTGCCCCCATGCTCCGTCGAGGAAGTCGTAGGTCATCATATGAACTTCGTCCAGGAGTTCGCTGATTTGTTTCGCCGGGAACATCCATTTTTCCGGCGCTGCACTCGTGCACATAGAAATCTTGAACCCGGGGAGTTTCTGACGGATCAGCTCGAGAAGCTTGATGAAATTGTTGGCATCATCTTTGTTTGCAGCATTTCCACCCAGACCGTAGTTCTCGCCGTTGTTGGACAAGTATTCCCAGTCTAGTGATATAGAATTGAACAAGCCTGGATATCTGTTCATTATCCCGGCGAGAGATGAAACAAATCTGTCGCGATTCTCCGACGTGGACACTGCGGGAGAGAAATTAGCACTCCAGCTCCACCCGCCTACGGAAGCGTGCATATTGAACTTGTGCCCCTGCTTTTTTAGCTTGAGGAACTGACCGAGGAGTCCAAGTTGGTCAGCTGGAGAATCCCAAACGTTCTGCGGGTCAACGCCTTCTCCTGCCCCGTTCAGAGGCATTTGATAGTCTGCCCACTCATCTCCGGAATACACCCTCCCGGTTGCGTCAACATTGAAGAAAGCATATGCGATGTCTGTCAGTTTATCCAGAGGCAGATTCTTTGGATAAAACTTGCGATCGTATGCCGACCAGTTCGTGTAAAAATATATTGCCTGTTTTCCTGTGGGGCTTGTGAAATATTGTGCCGGAGTTGCCAGTGCCATTGTTATACTAATAATAATATTATTAAATTGTTTTTTACAGGATGTGATGATCTGTAATTACTCGACAGTTACGGATTTTGCAAGCATGGGGGGTCTGTCAACGTTGCGGTCCAATTTCACAGCCACGTAGTAAGACAAAAGTTGCATGGGGATTATATGGACGATGGGAGACAGGATCTTGCAAATAAACGGGACTCTGATAATCGACAAATTAGGGCGTTCTTTGATATTGATATGCTGTTCGGTGATGACGAACACCTTGGCGCCTCGAGACAAGACCTCGTCGATATTGCTCAACAGTTTGTCCAAGCAGCTGTGGTCTGCCAGACTGACGATCACCGGGACAGGTTTATTGAGCAGCGCAAGCGGACCGTGTTTGAGTTCACCTGCGGAGATTCCTTCAGCATGAATATACGAGATTTCCTTCAGTTTGAGCGCACCTTCATACGCGATTGGGGAGTGAAGTCCACGCCCGAGAAACAATGCAGAATGACAATCGTATATTTCATCCGCCCATTGTTTCACCGCATCGTCCACCAGACACAATGTCCGTTCCACCGCATCCGGAACATATTTAAGCATTCCCATATCAGTATTCCCGGCGAGGGTGATGGCAAGCGCATACAGACCGACCAGCTGCGATGTAAATGCTTTTGTAGACGCCACCGATACTTCTGGTCCGCATTGTGTGGTGAATTTAAGAGCACTTTCCCTCGCGATCGTGCTTCGTGGAGAATTGCAAATTGTGAGAGTATATAGCATCCCCGCCTGTTTTGCCTTTTTCAAGGCTGTTAGTGTATCCGCGGTCTCGCCAGATTGAGTGACGGTGACCACGAGCGTGTTGGCATGAACATTTCTCGGTTCATATTCGCTCGCAATGAAAACATCGCATCTCATATTGGAGATCGTCTCGATCCAATTCTTTGCAATAAGCCCCGCGTTATAACTCGTTCCGCACGCCAGAATGATAACATCGCTTACCTTTTTGAGGATGATGTCGGAATCTTCGCCGAATATGTTTGGAGTAGCCGTAATGTTGTCAATCGTTCTTTTGATACTCGCTGGTTGCTCGTATATTTCTTTGAGCATATGATGTTCGAACTTGCCAAGGGACGTGCTAGTTTCTAGGATGTTGTTTGGCTCGTATATAACGTCAATTTGGTAATTATTTTCGTCAAACAACATCACCTTTCCATCGCACATGTAACCAATGGTCCCGTCTTCGACATACATGATGTCGCGTGCAAGAGTCATGGCGATAGGGTCGGATGCCACGCACAGAGACTCGTCGTGATTGACACCAATAACCAGAGGACTTTTATTTTTAGCAATGACCAAGACGTCCGGATTCTTGTTGCAGATCACCGCGATGGCATACGAACCGTGTAGTTGTCTCACAGCGCACCTCGTAGCTTTCAGCAAATCGCCCTCGTACAATGACTGAATAAGATGAACGATTGCTTCGGTATCCGTTTGGCTTTCAAATACGAACCCTTGGCCGGTGAGATGCGCGCGAATATCTTGATAGTTTTCGATGATTCCGTTGTGGACGACCGCGATATGAGTATCATTCTGAACGGAAAAGTGTGGGTGTGCATTGATCACACTTGGAATACCGGTCGTGCTCCATCGAGAGTGCGCAATTGCCACGCTCGATTCCACTCCTCCTGATTTAACACGGAGATCGCTGATACCATCGACACTCCTGATTCTTTTTAGACTGTCGTTATCGCGAAATGCCACTCCGCACGAGTCATACCCTCGGTATTCGAGCTTTTCGATCGCGTCGATAGAAATTGTGACCGCGGAGGAGTTCGAAACAATACCAAAGATGCCACACATTTTAATTGTTACAACTTACACGCATTCTTCAGTTATATACATACATGTGTCAATATGAGAATTGTCGTTTTGTCATTTAGAAAGAACTGTGTGTGATATATTCTGACGAGTGCGACGATATATAATATTGGTATTCGCAATTGGAATCACAAACTCTGGATGTTTGAGATCCTGGTGGCATTCCAGGATATCGTCGAGACAAAAGTGAATTTTTGATATCAACGTATATTGGGATTCTGTAGATCCTACTATAATATTGTCAATTCCGCAGAAATTACCTTCTCTCAAAAATTTATTGTGCCTGTGTGCAATTCCATAATTGTTCTTGATAAAGCTGATAATCTCTTCGAGTGGAAACACATACGAGTTGGTGAACAAATCAAAGCGTATATTCAATAAAAATTCGTCTTTATTATCACTAATATCATACACATGCTTTATAATTCTGTACTGTCCGTACGCATATCGTTTCCAGCCGAGAAGACTCGTCCGACTTGACGCTAGTTTTCCTTCGACATTTCCGTGCAATTCTATGTCAGAATCCGATTCGATGATTATTTCTTTGACGTTTACAAAAATGTCTTTGAAATACGAACGAATGAGTTCCGTCGTAACCGGTGTCGAGTCTTCCTCAATGTGACGCCAAGACAAGGTGTTCTGTTTCTTATCCCACGTGTGAATAAATATTTTTATGTCGTATTTGTCTGCCATACATTTCAATAGCTCGTACAATTCTTCTGTTTCGAATGCATTCCTGATATGTCCTCGAATGACTATGTTCATTACATTCTCTCGTGATATTTATTCACGTGTTTTTACATGATATTTCATCGCAAATTTACGTGTCGCGAATACCGGACACGCGAACATAATCAACACTCATAATTGCAGGAAAAATATCATTCTGTGGAATTCCCGCCCATCTAGTTCCGATCGGAACGTTTAGAATCATATAGAACGGTCTGTTTGCATACGGAGCCAACGGATCGTTTGCTTCGGGACACTTGCCATACCAAGCTCCCACATCAGTAGTTCCAATAAGTTCATCGTCAACATAAAATGAGATTGATTCGGCAGACCATTCTACCGCATAAACAACATATTCGTCGCAAAACCTATCGTATGTTTCTACCTTATCAAACCCGTTTTTATGGTATGAATCTCCCCGGGTGACCCATGAACCAGAATGTGCAGTATTGCATCTCGGCGTCTCAAACACATCAATCTCTGCGTGGCATTCGTTCACCATCGGCAACATCCAAAATGAACTGACAACTCCAGGGCCTCGAGCAGCCTTGAGACGAGCCTCGAGCCGAATGGTCGACCACGTAGAATTATCTACGAACATACCCGGATTCCAATTCCCACCGGTATTGTTAGTGTTAATTCGGGCTGATGTATAGTATGTTTGGTCATAATTAGGATTTTTTTCGTCAAACTGGACCCCCTCGGGGTTGCTTGCAATAATATTCAACGTGCCGTTGTATACATCCAACGTGCTAGGATCGTCAATATAATGCTGTAGCTCTCTGCGTACAGTGTAATAGTCAGTCACGTCGGGTTGAACATACCATTTAGAACGATCGATTTCGTCGCCATCGAACTCGTCCCACCACATGGCTTCGAAACCATCCTTGGGGATGAATGGAGGATCCTCATATAAGTAAGGGCCGTCAGGAGGATTGTCTGGTTCGACGGGCGAAGGTGGCGGCGAAGGCGTTGGTGAAGGCGTTGACGATCCATCGTTATTTTTGCTTATAAGAATTCCCGCAGCCGTGGCACCACCCGCCAGGAGGCAAAACACAACTACTCCAATGATAATTCTATACTTCATGTTGGATTTTTTAACTTCGACGATTCTGTTGTTATATGGGAAACTGCCGATGGAGTTGTCAGTATTGCCAGCGTTGCCTTCAATGTCTACGGACACAAAAGGAGCAGCCATTACAGATTATAATTTATAAGATACACCTTACATGGAATAACTTGTATATATACTAATTACGATAGTCATTTGACCCCGGTAAATGTCATTTGTCTCGGATGTAGATGGGCAGAAGTCATTTGACCCTGGTAATGAAATAAACATATAATGATGCCGAACGTCGAAAGATAAAATTAAAATTAAAAGTAAATCATGGGAGACACTAAAATGCTCACATATGTGCTGTCTAATATTTTCGCAATTGGGGGCGCTTTGCTTATCTTGGCGCCGGCCATCGCGGGCTATGTGTTGCACTGGAACATAGGAGTCACGACCATCTGGGGCATCAGTGGCTATGGTATATTCGTGTTCTCGTTCTTCCTTGCCCAGGTCCTGTTCTCCGAGCTCAACCTGCGCCGTCTGCGCAAATGGGTCGCTCTTCGCCCCGAGGGATGGAAAGACATCAGAGTCGCAGTCATCATCGCGGGTTATCGCGAGGACGAATATATGTTCCAGAAGTGTCTCGAATCAGTTCGCGACTCTGAATATGGAAATGTTGCTCGTTTGATTTGCGTCATCGATGGAGATGAGCCGGATGACATGAAGATGACAGAGGTATACAAGAAGGTGTATAACGATAACATCCAAACACCGAAGATGGTGTTATGCGAGGCGGAGAACAAGGATGGATCCGCAATTCACCCTGATTTCTCTCGCGACATTTGCGTGGCACAGCCTCATCGCGGGAAACGCGAGTGTTTGTATACCGGGTTTCAACTGGCCGCTATGGATCCCAGCATTCACGCTGTCGTGCTCATTGACAGTGACACGGTTCTCGAGAAGGACGCCATTATGGAAGTAGTATACCCTCTCGCTTGCGACCCTATGGTTCAAGCTGTCGCCGGTGAATGCAAAATCTGGAACACAGACACTCTGCTGTCTATGCTCGTCCACTGGAGATATTGGAGCGCCTTCAACGTAGAACGCGGTGCGCAATCATTCTGGAGGACCGTCCAATGTGTGGGAGGACCTCTCGGGGCATACACCATGGACATCATCAAGGAGATCAAGGAGCCGTGGATCACCCAAAAGTTTTTGGGGCAGAAGTGTACCTATGGTGATGATCGGCGCTTGACCAACGAAGTCTTGATGGCAGGTAAGAAAATCGTATATACTCCTCGCGCGGTCGGTTGGAGCGACAGTCCCACAAAGGTCATGAGATACCTTGTCCAGCAGACGCGATGGAGCAAATCTTTTTGTCGTGAAATTTGGTGGACTCTCGGCTGCGCATGGCGTCACAATGTTTGGCTGGCATTTGAGTGTATGTATCAGATCACATACTTCTTCTTGATCATTTATCTCTTTTCTCGGGTTATGATCCAAGCTGATCCGAGGGCGCAAACCGCGACTGCTCTTGTCAGCACAGCCGTCGCACTGATCAAGTGCGCATACTTTGCTATTCGCTCCAAGGATGTTCGCGCATTCTTTTTCGTGCTTTACACGTATGTTTACTTTTTTGTCATGATCCCGGCGAGGATCACCGCGATGCTCACGATGTACGATGTATCTTGGGGGACTCGTGGATCAAACGGAACTTCTTCGATCGGATCGCGTGTTTGGCTGTGGATGAAGCAATTCCTGATTATGTATCTGTGGTGGGCACTTGTGCTCGCTGGAGCCGCATATAGCATCTACAAGAATTGGTACTTTCAATGGGATTCACTCGCATATCGGTTTGCTCTTGCCGGTATCTCGGCCTATATTTGTTTTATCGCGATCATGCTGCTTGCATATGGCATTGGGAAGTGGACGAAGTGGAATTATTCAAAGTTGCAGAAGACCCTCATTCAAGATAAACTTACCCCCGCATCTGCTGTTTGATAGGTGTTTAGCGTTTGCTTTGAAATGTACCATATGGCGATTGAAATAAAAATATATACTTATGTAATAAACATGAGAATCCCCGCGATAGTGATTGGTATTGGCGCGATTATAGTCATCGCAGCGATAGTATGGATGGTTCGTAACAGTAAGAAGGAGGCATTCTCATTTAAGAAACGGTCTTATAACAAAAAAAAGACAGAGAAGAAACGTTATGGTAAAAAGATAGCTACAATTCAGGAGGAATACCCGTATTGGGGCTGGGGAAAACACGCGGGGTTGAGATGCGCCCGCCCAGATAACACTGGTTGCAACACTGGATATGACAGCAAAGGAAGACTACGTAGATTAAATCAGAGTGCCTATGATTGATTTGTGAAAAACGTAAAACAATTTGTCAATATGTGTTTCATCTCGACAAATTTCTATATAGCATATCGACGTGTTTTAATATAAATGTATCAAGAGTATCAATGATGTAAATAAAATGTCCCTCAACGACTTCATCACAGAGTTCCTCGGAAACGAGAAATTTTGGTTCTCAAAATCTCCAGATCAGGATGTATACTTGACAGAAAAGTACGGCCATCTTCTGGACAATCCAGAGAGTGATAATCACATGCATCTTACGATACTGTACGATCAACTCCCAAGGCACGTGTTCAGAAATGAGAAAAAACACATGGTCGCGCGTTTCCTATACCTAGCCCTTGTGCATTATGACCACGTGTTTCTTGATACTCTTACAGACGTGGAATGGTGTTTCGTGCATCTGCCCATCCGCCACCAGGGGGACCCCGAATGGATACTCCGAGTTGCGCGAAAGGCCTGGGAGCGCATCGTTCCAGGGTGCAATCCGTTCATGCTCCGTTTCATCAAGGCGACATACGATCGCTGCCCGGTCGAAAAACAGTCGCAGTTCATCAAGACGACGTACACTAACACCGTTTTCTCATCGGCAACGCACCGGAACACTCTGGATTTCATCCCACCCGATGCTGTTATCCCAGTCGATCTTGGAAACCCCGTGGTGAAAGCGGTGCGAAAGGCACTCGACGCGCATCGCCCAACCAAGCTCTTGATGAGTATTTCCGGCGGGTCTGATTCGATGGTGGCATTCCACATTGTCAGCGGTCTGCGGAACATGTATCAATACGACCTTGAAGTGGTTATGATTAATTACACAAACCGGATGAGTGCGTATAATGAAGAAGAGTTCGTCACAGAGTGGGTGAATTCTCTGGGATACCCACTTCACGTGCGGCGGATAGAGGAAATTAACAGGAAGCCATGCGTGGAAACTGACATGAGGACTGTGTACGAGAAATACACCAGGCAGGTCAGGTTTTCTACATACAAAACAATCGCCAGCGATGCCCTGGTGGTGATGGGACACAACAAGGATGATTGCCTGGAGAACATCCTACAAAACATTGGAAATTGTCACAAGTATGAAAATCTCTCCGGCATGGACACGCTCGTCGTCCAAGACGGTATTTCTTTTTTCAGGCCACTTCTGGACATTTCCAAGGAAGACATCGTGGAATACGCGGAGATGCACCAAATCCCGTTCCTCCCCAATTCCACCCCTGCTCACTTTCACAGGGGGAAGATTAGGAATAGGGTGGTACCCGTGCTAGATTCGTGGAACAACTTGTTCATTCCCGGGCTGTTTCATGCCAAAGATACTATGACTCAAATGCACAACGTGGTTGAGATGAGCGTGGCGATGGTTGCCGATAAATTCGAGAATAACACGGGCAGTTTGGATGTGTCGTATCTTAAAATGGGAGAATACTTCTGGAAATTATGCCTGAAGAAGCTATTTCCAGCGGAAAAGATGAGCAACAAGATGTTCTGCTCGCTCATGGAGTTGTTCACCCGGGCTCCCCAAGACACCCGGTTTGAAATAAATAAGAATCTGAGGCTGCATATGACCATCTTGAATACCACGGCATGTTTCCGTTTCTATCACACGAACATGTAAAAACATCAGGGTTGATAGTATCCTTTCACTAACGATAGTATCCTTCGATCTTTTTTTTGAAAATTTTAAAAAAAATGTAAATCTACTATCCCAAAAATCATATATTATACTACCCCAAAACTCCAGACATATACAGTCATTCAAAACTTAATACATGTATAAAATTTCTGTAAGAAATAAAAAATAAATATTTAAACAAAAAAAATATCGAAGTAATGTGTAGTGGTGTGCGCTAACTCTAACTACACATTACTTCGATATTTTTTTTGTTTTTTTTAAATAACTTAATATTTACTGGTTTGATATACAAAAATGAGTGTGGAGACATTCAAAATTACGTTGTATGTATGTGGTTGTGGATACAAAACAACCAATAGTGGCAATGCAACTAAACACAAGAAAGTTTCGTGTGGCAATGCAATGACGACTGATATGAAGGAGTTTGTATTGAAAGAAGATTATGACAAGAAAGGAGGTGTAGCTGTAAATGGTGATAGCAATTGCACGAATGTTGACAATAGCACCACAAACATCACCGATAGTGTCGTCAACAATAATGTGAACATCACCTTGGTGCTTCCTGAACGAACTACAAAAGAAGACTTCGTAGAGTATCTCGAGAGCATGGAACGGTTGGGGTTTCGAACGCCAGAACAGGTAGCAGCAATGCCTGGTAAGCTGCTGATGTTCACACGAGGCGCCAAGGAACTGCCAGGTGCTATTATCGAGAGAAACAAAAAGATAATAGAAAAACTTCCCGACGGGACCGAGCGGATAATGGGAAAAAAGAAAGCCGTGCGAACGTATACACACGAAGCGGTAGATGCATTGTGTTTACGACCGCCTACAAATAGCGCGAGTGATTTTTTAGAGATGGACCGCGGGACGAAACGAACGAAGATGTCGATACAGGATGCTGTAAAACTCAGGGCTACTGATTCCGTAGCTTTTCATCACGAGGTCCCGACAAACGTGAAGACAATACAACAGAGAATAGAAAGCCATACGGAAAAAGCGCTTGATAAGATCACATTAGAAAACAAGACAAACGGATTCTTGTGATTGTCGTTTGCCCCGGTAGTCGCATATCAACAAAAATATGTATATAAGCATTGACGTAGTTGTAATTACATCAAAACATAATAATGTTTCAAATCACTGTCGTGGGCTCTGGTTACGTTGGCAGTGCCATGGCCGTTCTCCTCGCGCAACACGACAATGTGACCGTTCTGGACATCTCCGAAGAGCGTGTGAACATGCTGAATTCAAAGAAGTCTCCTATCGAAGACAAATGCATTGACATATTTCTACGCGAGAAGAACCTGAATATCACCGCTACAACGGACAAGAATGTCGCTTACAAGAGCCCTGATTTCATCGTCGTGGCAACTCCTACTGATTATGATGCGAAGTCCGGATACTTCAACACGAAGACGGTCGAAAGCGTGATTGCCGATGCTGTGTACATGCGTCCCAATGCTCTCATCGTGATCAAGTCTACTATCCCCATCGGTTTCGTAGATTCCATGCGCGAGAAATATGATACCGATAACATTGTTTTCTCTCCCGAGTTTCTTCGCGAAGGCCAAGCTCTTCACGACAATCTATATCCTTCACGAATCATCGTTGGTGATGACTCTCCCAAGGCCGTAGAGTTTGCAGACATGCTTGCATCTGCATCTCGCGTTCCCAACGTGCCCAAGCTTCACATGGGAACTCGCGAGGCGGAGAGCGTCAAGCTATTTGCGAATACGTACCTGGCAATGCGTGTTTCGTACTTCAACGAGCTCGATACATTCGCACTGAAGTATCATCTGAACGCGGCTGATATTGTCGAGGGTGTAATGCTCGAGCCTCGTATTGGTAAGGGATACTGCAATCCCGGATTTGGGTATGGTGGTTACTGCTTCCCCAAGGATACCAAGCAGCTCCTGGCCAACTGTGCGGGTGTGCCTCAGTGTCTGATCAGTGCCATCGTCGAGGCCAACCTGGTTCGCAAGCAGTCTATTGTTGACGCAGTGGTGGCTAAGAAGCCGAAGACGATTGGCGTATACCGCCTGGCGATGAAGACCGGGTCTGACAACTTCAGGGACGCTGCGATTCTGGATATCATGGGGCAGCTGAAGGCCCGTGGGTTTGACATTGTGATTTACGAGCCGTCTGTGGACAAATACCAGGACTACATCATTGATAACGACCTCGACCGTTTCGCAACAGATTCTGACATCATCATCGCAAATCGCGTTTCCAACGAGCACCGTATTCTTTTTGGCAAGAAGCTGTTTACACGCGATATTTTTAATACCGACTAACCATTAAAATGATGTCAGAGCACAAAAATGAGGATTGTTTCTCAACAACACTGATAATACACCATATGAAATGCTTAGTGTCCCGACCACGAATATCGTGATGGAAATATCCTTGTAAAAATCAACCCTATCAACATCATATATCTCCATCGTCTTTCTGCCGAACCAGTTGGCAGAAAATCCCACAAAGACTGCAAGTATGCCATATAAGACCTGGCTGTTATCGCACATATTTCCAATTATTATATTCTATGTATATATTATAAATGAGTTGCTCTATTACAAAGGTTCTAGATCCAAAGACTAATAAAATTATAGATACCGGCGTAGATGTAATGGCTGCCAAAATTTCTGCCGCGGTTAAACTAGACGACGTCAACAATGCAGAATGCAGAGCTTCGGAGATCGACCGCATGGTGAGCATAGTTAACATGGTTCTCCAATACATCATTCTGAGTTTTGTCGTTTTGGCCGTGATAAATCATGACAATGCAACACTCATCATAAACGTGATCAAGTGGGTATCGTATGTTTCTTTGATACTTATAGGAGTCCAATACAGAAACGTTCTTGTTTCTGCCGGAAGATTATTTATGTTCGGGTTGGATTTCGAAAATCAAGTGATAATCGTATTTTCTTTGTTCATCGCGTTGATCACCGGGTTCATCAAAAAGGGAACGGCAGGTATGAAACTAACTATAGCAGTAGCGTTTTTGATATTCATCAGGCTTGCGATTCAAATGAAAAATTACATGCTTGACAGAAATTCCAAGATACCCGCCTTCTTGGTTTTTGTGAAGGAATTGTTGACTCCTTCTCGCATCACAAAAATATATAACGCATTCTGATCAAGTTTATGGCAAGGACGACGACTGGTGAGAAAATTCTTATTGCAAACAAAAGAAACACTCCTCAAGACGTTAAAATTTCATTGGCATTTCATGCTGATTCCTCGGATTCTACAGTCATACATAAAACGGTAGACTCTAGCGTACTGCCTGCTTATTCAATTGCGGTACTATAAAAATTATATAATTGTAATATATAATGAACCAAGTTGGAAGCGCCAATCAGAGAATGACACCTACAGACGTCGGGCGGATGGTATTTCGCCAAGCCTTGGCTGATTTCGGTTACAACCAGCCTGTAGTCACCACAAAGTCAGGGAGGAAAGCAATCAAATCGGCTAAGAAAATTGCGAAACAGGCAGTAAAACATTTCAAGAAGACCGGGCAAGTACCCAGCTCCGGTGCTATCAACAGAATATCAGCCATGGAAGCACAGATGCAACAAATACCAATGGCGGGTTCTCCTGGTTTTGGTGGTATGGGTGGCGGTAACATGGGTGGCGGAGGTGGCATGGGCGGTGGTTTCGGAGGCGGTGGCATGGGAGGCGGCGGTGGTTTCGGAGGCGGTAACATGGGTGGTGGTTTCGGAGGTGGCAACATGGGAGGCGGTGGTAGCATGGGTGGCGGCGGTGGTTTCGGAGGCGGCAACATGGGCGGGGGCGGTAGCATGGGCGGGGGCGGTAGCATGGGCGGAGGTGGTGGCATGGGCAGTGCTCCCAGGAAACAACTCAGTAGATCTGAAAGAAGGAAAATCGCCCAACAGCAAAAGCGTGTCGCAGAGCAGAAACGTCTTGGCAAGCCCGTTACTCCTGGAGGCAAGCCCGCTACCCCCGGAGGCAAACTTAACCCAGGCGTAAAACGTCCGTCTATGTTTGCTATCCGTCGCCCCAAGTCTATACCAGCTCCCGGAAGCAAACCTGTTACACCCGGAAGCAAACCTGTTACACCCGGAAGCAAACCTGTTACACCCGGAAGCAAACCTGTTACACCCGGAAGCAAACCTGGAAGCCCACCCTCTGCTCCTGGAGCTAAGCGCCCTGGTATGTTCAGCCGCCGCCAGAGGTCTATGTCCCCTACACCACGCCCTGGTATGTTCAGTCGCAAGAGGTCTATGTCCCCCGTAACCGTAAAACGCCCTGGTATGGTATCTCGCCCCGGCGCATCTGCTCAGCAGGCATCTGCTCAACGTGCATCTGCTCAACGTGCATCGGCTCAGCGTGCACAGGCTCAGCGTGCATCGGCTCAGCGTGCATCGGCTCAGCGTGCATCGGCTCAGCGTGCATCGGCTCAGCGTGCATCGGCTCAGCGTGCACAGGCTCAACGTGCTCAGGCCCAACGTGCTCAAGCCCAACGTGCTCAAGCTCAGAGGGCGCGGTCCGCCCCTCGCCGCAGCACCTCCCCAGCACGGAGGAGGTAGATAATATATTATACTTGTTTTTAGCATAATACATGATACTGTGCTAAAAACACACGTTAACGCCATTATTGTTTTAAAAATAATGTTTGATTATATTAAATAATGGTTATTGCGGCTGCTGCGAAAAAAGTTTTAAACAACAATGTAAACAAAAACAAGAAATCAAACTCAAACTCGAACAAGAATAACTTGAATTTTTCCGTGGACCTCGGGAACAAGAAGATTTTTCAGGTCGGGTGCGGAGGCGTCGGAAGTAGTATGCCAGCTCTATACGTGAGACATTTCAAATTCTCCCCCGGAAATATAATCATTTGCGACAAGAACAAGGCCCGTGTTGACGCACTTGCCAAACAATATCCGACAATCAAGTTTGTGAATATGGAAATCACCAAGAATAACTACAAAGATATCGTAAACAAGAACCTTACTGCCGGAGATGTTTTCGTGGATCTCGCGTGGTATATTTCTACGCCGGACATGCTCGAGCTTTGCCACGAGAAAGGCATTCACTTTACCAACACCGCCATAGAGCAGTGGTATGGTGTCAGCGACTGTCAACTCAAGACGAAAGAATGCGACACGTTGTATCGCCACCAGCACGCAGTTAGGAAGATGGGTGTGGAGTGGGGAAACAAAGGTGCCACTGCGGTCGTAGGTCATGGAGCCAACCCTGGTTGGGTGAGTCACGCGATGAAAATAGGTCTGCAGGACTGGGTAGCGTATTTACTCAAGAAGAATTCGGGCGACTCTGACGTGAAGAAGGCCGCCGCTTACTTGGAAAAGGGAGAGTATAACAAGGTCGCTCAAAAACTGAATGTACAGGTGATCCACATCAGCGAGCGCGATACGCAAATCACGCGGGAACCGAAGAAGGTGGGTGAATTCCTATGCACGTGGTCTCCCACCGGCCTTATCGAGGAAGGCGCTCTGCCCGCTGAGATGGGCTGGGGCACGCACGAAAACATGAAGCAGTACGTCAAGAAGTTTGCCAAGGGACCTGGAAACGAAGTGTATCTACCGAACAGCATGGCAATGAACACTACTGTGAAATCATACGTCCCTGGTTCTGAAGTGCTTGGAATGGTCATCCCTCATGAGGAAGCCAATAGTATCTCTTACTTCCTGACCGTGAAGAAGGGTGGAAGATCCGTGTACAGACCCACTGTGCACTATGCATATATGTTGCCGGACGTAGCCATTGCGAGTCTTGTCGAATACCAGGCAAACGGCTGCCCCGATGTTCTCAAGAACGAGAGAGTCATCAAGGACGATGTAATTTCTGGTAACGATACGCTGGGCGTGTTCTTTATGAGCCCTAAGTACGGAAAGTGGTGGACGGGTAGTGACTTGTCTATCGAGCAATCCCGGAAGCTTATTCCTCATCAGAACGCCACTGTCGTGCAAGTGTCCCCTGCTGTCCTCGCGGGTATCATCACAATGCTGACGAAACCCAACCTTGGGCCTATTTTCCCAGAGGACATGAACTCCAACGAAATCATGAGGTTTATCAAACCGTACCTCGGCGACTGGATCTCAAAGAAGATTGATTGGGAGCCTTCCCTGAAGAATGTGCCAGAGAAATATCACAAGACTAAAGACCTTCTGTTCCAAAAGTTCCTGGTTTCGCCGCCTGTGACGGATTGATTTTACAATAAATCATAAAGGTTTCCATGTTCTTCCGTATCTAACGACGTCTTTTCCATTTCGAAATTCTTCAAGTGCTTTTCCAATATTGGTATGGGACGCTTTATCATACCCAATTGACTTTAAATATCTCATAGCGTCGTTTTGACTAATATATTGTTTAAATTAATGGCGTGTCAATATGGCAGTATTTTGTCATATATGTATTGAAACAGGTCTGCATTTATTCTGATTTCATCATCTACGATATTTTCCAAAGGGACGTTTTTGTATATGTATTTAATTGCCGTAGTATTACCGTCTGTTATCAGTTTATCCAAAATGTCTACAGCGTTCCCACCATCATCCAAATAATAGTATACACGACGTTGCGGTCCTACTATTTCTACACCATTACGCACCAAGAAATCTACACGATCGGTATCTCTGTCCAACAGAGGTTTAAAGACCGGTGGTGGATAATTTCTAGTCGGGTGGTACACGATATCATTTTTTTTAAGAAGCTGGATTAGTTCTTTGTTCTTAAGAAGAACTATTGAAAAAATATTCATCCATTCATAATATTCCGATTGATAATCTCCTATGCTTACGCGTATGTATTCAAGGGTTTTATGGCGGTGTATCATGTTAACTGCCGTCTTACACAGTTTTTCAAATTTCTTTGAATTCTTGCAATTAAACATGTTTCCCAATATTTGTTCATACTGCTGCCTTTCTGCATCAGTGTATGTAGTCCAGCCCATAACATATCCAATAATATAATTTCTTTATTATAACACAGATGAGCGCTAAGCATAAGCCAGGGAGTGGCTACGCAAAATATTCAGGCAAAACATTCGAAAATGTTAGGACTCTCAAGGAAGGTGGTACAGTTGGCGATGCCTGGAAACGCCAATGAGCGAGAGAAGCAAATTCTCTTTTAATTAAAAATTTTAAGTCATTACCTATTGGTGCTCCTAGTGGATTGCACGCTTTATACAGAGGGATTGATCTAAAATATGCAAAACCCGATGGTAAGAATAATTTTGTTATAGACAGCAAATCGTATTTGTCATTTTCAAGAAATATTTCACAAGCAGCTCAGTTTCCAAAACAAGCGAATAGAACTCAAGGGATTCTAATACTAGATACGAAACTCATCCCAAGAAGGACTCCTGTTATATACAATACATTATGGGGCATGAAGTCTGCTTATCCTAACGAGAAAGAAGTTGTTTTACCCCCGGGGAAATTGATATTTTCTAGGATTCCTGGTGTAACTAAAACTGCACGGGGTGAAATCCCCCATTATAAAGTTTTAAGTTACAAACCATACTCTTTATGATTGAATAGATTCCCTTTCCTGTGTGTGTGTGTGTATTTGTGTATTTACAAGGTTTTAAGATTTATAATGTATCTCTTAAATCATACAATTATCAAGCACAAAGAGTCATATGAGCACGAGTTGGTTCGTATACAGCATTAAACCCAGAATTAATCAGCTTCTGGCACTCCCCATTGGCATCGCCCTCAAGGTCGATAATAGCTTGGAGCGTCCCCAGATATTTAAAGTTAGGGGTATCCTTGGTAGACGCGGTCTTGATGATCACATACCCCGGTGTGCCAACGGGGGTGTATGATAGTTGTTTACCTCCGAGGATGATGATGCTGGGAGAGCAGGCGACGTTAATCCTGGGGTTGACCTTGACCTGAGCAAACTCAAATTTGTTAGAACATTTGTTTGTGATTGTGTTTTGCTTGGGAGGGAGGGGAGTAGGAGGAGTGGGGGGACAAAGGGTAAGGTAATGTTGATCTGGGTCCACCCCGTATACATTAAAATTCCCGGATTTCACCAGCTGGGCACACTTTCCGTTGATATCA